TTGAACAAGCTCGGTTACATCAGAATTCGAATATTCTGTTTTAGTGGCATCTAATTCATTCATAACCGCCGTTGATGTTTTTTCATCAAGAGTTCCTAAAATAAATGCGGAATTATGCATTTTGTAAAATTCTGATATCGATTGTGGGGTTGTATTGGATGGAATTGCGTTTACAATCTTAAATTTGGATGTATGAGGTACCGGAGTTGGAACAATTGGACCTATCGGGTGTGGATGTGGTGGAACAACAATTGGACCTATCGGAGTCGGTGTCGGTTTTATAGGTTTGTGATGTGGATGTGGCGGTACAACATTTGGTCCAATTGGCTTTGGTAATTGTTTTCCGCTAGATTCTGCTTCATGTATGGCTCTTAATGTAGTTGTTTCATACCAATTTTTTGGTACGTGCTGTGTCATTAGTGATTTTATGGCGGGAACAGTTAAATCCGGATGTGCACCACATGAATTCGATTCGATAAATGAATCGTTGATACCCATTGCATGATTCCAGAATCCTCCGGGGTATCTAGGTTCCATTTTCCCTGTTAATGGATTTTTACGTTTGGGTCCATTTGGGAATCCGTAGCCGGTATCGGACCCCCAGCTATTTTTAATGATCCAGACTGGAACATTACCTATTTTTTTCCATCCAACGATAGTAACGGCGTGGCCTCCGTCTGTGCGCGACCGTCCATCATATTTGTAATAATTGTTGGGTGAGGCAGTTGGCCAAAACTTGTAAAAATCTGCATATACGCGATATCCGACAGTGATGGGTCCATTCCAATAAATTGCTTTTTTCATGCGCTCGACATTTTTGGCGATAGTGGCTGGTGAAATATTTGGCCACAGATCAACTGTATTGATTGTGTCCTTGTCATCGTGCGTTGTATATGTATGGGCTTTTCCGATAGTTTTAAATTTATCGGCGCCGATTCCAGCGGTATCGACTTCATTCATTTGTTTTTGTACAATTGAACAAGAACAGGTAGATGCAGGAGCCAAACTGCATCCAGAATTTGCATCGCAGCCAGTTTGCCACCAAGTGTATGGTACAGAAGCATAACTGACATTTCCAGATTTACAGGTAGCAGATGGATTTACGACTCCTGCTTTTCCAGAACCTGTAGACACATTTTGGGGTGCAGATCCACCTCTACCTCCGCATCCATTCTCACTGCAATTTACATCCATTGGAATTCCATGCAATGTTAATGCATCGATCGCATACTGAGGAAGCCCGCCATTACATCCATTGTAAAATTTCATACCAAATTGTCCACCACAACTAATAATTTGCTGCTCACTCAAACCAAATGGTGGATCCCATTTACCGTTTGTCGCAATCATCAAACGATCAGCAAGACTGGATGCAGTTGCAAATCCCCAACATCCTCCACATCTCATTTGATCCTTTACTGGACTTACGAGCCCTTTTTCAATCCATTCATTGAAATTGTCGACAACATTGGCTGGAAGTTTAAGTTGATCGATTTTGGATTCGAAATTTTTGACAGGAACTAAAAAAGTATTGGAAGCTCGATATTCCGAATCCTCCATTGTAAATTTTTCGAGAATCAAAGATTTCCGACTCTGGTTACATTTACAATACCATAATATACCAAATACCAATAATAATAAAAGTATACCAATGTAAAATAATTTGGTATTCATTATATTGTGTCAATATATCACTGAGCGCAGTGATTCGATTAGGAGCGTACGCTCCTAATCTTCATGAGTGATAGTAAAGTGATTATTATTTTGATGCAAGGGTTACATTATTACTTCGCCTCATCATGTGTGACTCCGACGCCAAAATTCAAACAAAATATGGATTAAATCTCGCATTTGTTATTTTTACATTCGTTTCTGTATTTGATTGGATTATTAATGATCCAGCATTGCCTGTAAAAGTCGACTATGTTGACAATTCTAATGTAGTTCTGAAACAAGTATATAATTGTGACCTTCAACCATCTAAATTACTTAATCTGTCAGAAAGTGATCCATTAAATTGTAATAGCACGCAGTTAGTTGATGATCTGGGGAAAGTTTGTGTCGATTATTCAACAATTCCCGCTACACAGTGTACAGTTGAATTAAAACCCACCGGACATCAGTTGTATTCGGTTACAAGTACAGAATCCGATTTTATTTCACAAATAATTACACAAGATTGCGAGAAAAACAATGCTGTAAAATGTACAGATCTAAAAGTTGGAATGATGTTATACGCTGAATATTATCCCATTCAAAAAGACAATAAGCTAGTAATTTATAGAGAAACTAATCATTCTGTAGCATGTGCATGTATTGTATATGCTATTCTGGTTTGTGCATTTTTAATGATGCATCTTTTGATTGAAATTCTTATTAATTGAAATAAAAAAACACTATTTGAATGTATTTGTATGGTGCTCACTATACAAATATAGAATTTTACGAACTTTTCGCCCCATAACTTGTTGATAGAAATTAATGAAAAAGGACTCTGAATCATCTTCTAAATTAATGGTTATTGGTAACGATATGTACATTGATATACAGCCATTTTCCGGAAAATATGGCGAGAATTGGGATATAGTTCCAGTATATGATGTTTATAGATACGATAATCTAGATGTGTTGCGAAATTATGATATAATTTATATAACAAATGCCGTAGATCTGTTTTCTGAAATAAAAATATTAAAAATATTGGGAGCATCATTGTATCCGTATGGAGTCATAATAATCGAAAATTTCAATAATTTTATTGACAACATTCTCCAAAAATGCAATATCAAAAGTACAAACTTAGATTTTAAATTCAAGGCAATAACTAAAATTGCAGAATTAATAGCTCTCAAATTTGTAAAAAATGGCCGAAACAATCATTATTTTATGAGAAGTGATACAAAAACAGAGTTTCCTTCCAATATTGATATTCTGGATTATTTACTTGTACCGATCAGGTATGATTGGACTGTAATAGACCGCAATACGCAACATAGCCCTGTATTCTTTACATTGGAATCTAGTGAAAGTGTCGAACCGATTGTCGATTTAGATGCATCTACATTACCTCTCGAAAGTGATAACGGCAACGACATCGATGATTCTACTATATCCGTTCCTCGTCAAAAAAAAACCAAATACGTACCATCGATGTCACAACCGCAGTTTAAAAACTTACATGGACCGACACTCCAACGTAATTCTTGCTATATGGACAGCATAATCACCCCAATTATGGCAACTGCTCCTAATTATTTGTCAAAATCAATTATGTCTAGTAAATCGTGCACGGGTGTCAAAAACGAATTAGCAATTATTCGTTACAATATGCTATATAGGCCGGAATTGGAGATAAATACGTTTAATCTTGCTTCTAAATTATATAAATGCTCGAATACATTAAGGGTGCTGATTGGAACTGGTGAAAAACAAGATGATTCTGAATTTTTGATGGCACTTATGGATAAATTTGACATAGAACCCACAACAACTATAGCTGGAAAGGTATCAATATTATATTATACACCAGATACCAGTGGAGGTTGTCAATTGGTAAATTGTAAATCTATGAACGAACCAATTGTCGATTCTGACTGTTTAATATTTAATATTTCCCGAAATATGGGGTTACAGTATGATAATACTCCAGTAGATGTCAGCAGATACATCGAATTGAATAATAAATCATTTGAATTGTTATTTGCCACTGTTTTTATTGGACCAATCAGCGGAGGCCATTATATGTCATATTTTAGAATAATAAACGACGAATATCACAATCAATGGTATTTATATGATAATACCGATCCGCAATTCCACGAAGTTCAATGGGATACTGTAAAATCACATATTGCAACAAATGGTAGCACGATTGTTTACGAACAAATAAAATGAATATATTTAACATTAAGAATGTATACCTAAATATTACAAATACAAATAACATCATAATTGATATATGGCTAGTCCCAAATTAAATAGTACCAGTTTACAAATGAAATGATATATTTTATGACATAAAATATATCATTTTTGAAGTACATAGAATTAAAAAGTAGTATCATTTAGTTATTGGATGTAAAGATGTTGATGTTGATGCTACATTTTCGGTTTCTGTCGTTATTGGGTTTTTTAACATTTGATATGCGAGTCGTGGTTTTTTGGTTCTGTTAACCATATCTCTAACGTTTTCATTTTCTAATAATAATTTTACAATTTCAAGATGTCCACTACTTGCAGCATTTCGAACTGCATCATTATCACGATCACATTCATTAATATTGATATTTATTAAACGAAAATAACTATAAGTGAAAATGTTAACACAAATCGATATTCGAATGTGTAAAGTTTAAAATTGATTATACATACCATAATCAATTTATAAATATATACAACAATCGGCAAAACCGTCTCATAACAAGACGAATATGACCCGACCTTAAGGCATTTCATTATTTAATGTGTGCCGTATTCTTTGCAAAGGATAATGAAATATCGTATTATTTTGACGAACAACATCAACTCGAAGAAAAATATGGTGAAAAATCGGTCGTACTTATGCAATTTGGTAGTTTTTATGAAATATACGGAATTAATGTAGAAAATGTGTCGATTGGCAAAGCGTCAGAGATGGCGAGGATTTTAAATATGAAAATGGCACTTAAAAGTAATAAAAAAGAACATGCATCGGATAATCCGTGGTTGGTAGGATTTCCGGATTATGCAATCGATGAACATCTTGGAACACTTTTACGGAATTATTATACAGTGGCCATTTATGATCAGACAGGGAAAATGGTAACAAAAACGGATTCCAAAACCGGAAAGAAACAAAAAGTAAAAGAACGTAAATTAGTGGAGATTTTTACACCTTCGACATTTATTGACGACACAACGCACAATGAAAATAATTTAATGGCCATCGAATTCGGAACTTATAAAAGTGGAAGTGGAATTAAATCCACAACCGCATTAATGCTTAAAAAGGCACATGTTGCGATTTTAAGTGCGAGTACCGGAAAAGTTACATTGATGGAATTTTATGATAGGCCTGATTCCATCGGAAAGGTTGATTCCGAGGTATATCGCGTCATTCATAGCTACAATCCCAAGGAAATCATTGTAAGTGGGATATCATCTACAGCATCAATCAGCTCCGCTGCAAAGGTTTACAATAAATCGATACCTTCAGATTATTACAAGACTCACTACCAAGATGAATTTTTAGCCCGTATTTATAAAAAACCCTCTAAAAGCGAATTTATATCACATATTGATTATCTAGAACTCGAACGTAATACTTCGTTAATTCCTGTGTTAATCATGGTTCTCGAATTTGTGTACACTCAAAATAAATTAATTATAAACAGGCTTGAGAAACCGAAAGTCATTCAGTCGTCTAATTATATGATGTTAAATAACGATTCAGTATATCAATTAAATATTATTGGTGAATCGGAGAGTTCAGACCGCCTTAATTTGTTTGATATGCTGTGTTGTGCAAAAACTCCCATGGGGAAGCGACACACAAAATCCCGTATTTTAGCTCCGATTGTTGACACCGATAAATTAAATCGTCATTATGATTTCATCGATATTATGATCCCAATGTTCACGAAATTCGGTGAATTGCTTTCTGGAATCTGCGATATTGAAAAGCGGTACAGAAAAATGGTGATTGCGCGTATACAACCATACGAATTTGCTGAACTAGGAGAATCTATGGCTCGTGTAGGTCCATTGCTACGCGAATCGGCATCATTCGGTGTCAAAAGTCGGGTAGTTGACGCATTTGGGACATTTTACGAGGACCTCACCAGTACATGGAATTTTACAAATATGAGATGTAAAATGCACGAAATCGGGGATTCATTTTTGGTGGGCGGATTAAATCCTAAAATCGATGGGTTGGTCGCTGAATTTGGTGCATTACGAACCATTTTAACAGATATTGCCACCAAAATATCTGCGACCATGGAATCTGGCAAAAAAGACGCAAAAAGTCATTTGCGGGTGGCAAAAACCGACAAGGGTGGTTGGTATTTGACGTGTTCTAAATCCAAATTTCAACAAATTTCGGCAGACATTCGCATCGAATTTGAATTTGGTGGGACCACTCACAAATTATCACCCTCTGATTTCAAACTCAAAAAATTAGAAAATAGTGTGAAAATTTCATCGACCATTATTGACAAAATAAGTGACAAAATGGTAAAGAATCGGGCGTCTTTGAAGGAATTGATGGGTGCTGATTTCAAAGAACGTATTGCCGATTGTGTGACGCGGTTTGGAAGGGTGATATCGCGGGTTGCTGCGACAATTGGCCGCATCGATTATATTTATAGTTGTGCACGAAATGCTGCCGAGAATGGATATACACGGCCCAAAATCGGTGAAGCACGATCCACGAAAATGGACACAGATGGAAGTTATATAAATGCTGTGGGTCTTCGTCATCCAATTATCGAAAGCATCATTGACGGCGAGTATATACCAAATGATATTTGTCTAGGAGCTGGAGACGCGGAACTTCACACTGGTAGCCTTATTTATGGTCTAAATATGGCTGGTAAGAGTTCGTTATTGAAAGCAACTGGATGTGCAATCGTAATGGCGCAAGCTGGTATGTATGTTGCTGCATCCGAGCTTGATTTTCATCCATTTCGGAATTTATTGTCGAAAATGACAATCCGTGACGATATGTCAAAGGGACAATCAACATTTATGGTCGAAATATTAGAAATCAGGGATATGTTGGCAAAATCAGATGAATATACGCTTGTGTTGTCGGATGAATTGTGTAGTTCGACGGAAAGTACATCGGCGCACGCAATTGTGGGTCAAACACTTCAAACATTAACCGAAAAGGGGGCGTTATTTCTATTTTCGACCCATTTACATGAATTGCAAAAAATGGATATTGTAACAAAAAATGAGGCGATTCGGCTATTTCATTTTAAAATGAACGTGGGGAGCGACGGAAGCATCAATTATGTGCGGAAATTGGCTGAAGGAGGTCTCAGTGAATTATATGGATTAGAAGTTGCTCGTGCAATGGGATTACCATCGGAATTTATGAAGGGTGCTTTTAAGATCCGGGACACACTTACACATTCAAATAGCCAAATAATGCCCACCAAAAAATCCAGATATAATTCTCGGAAATATGTGAGTGAATGTGAAGAATGTGGATCGACCCAAAATTTACACACACACCATAAATTACATCAACAAGATGCAAATGAACATGGACTTATAAATGGCCGTATTCACAAAAATAAGAAATTTAATTTGAGGATTTTATGTGCAAAATGTCACGATGCGGAACACGCCGACGACAGTGACAGTGATAGCGGCTAATAATTTTGTTAAAAATGTGAAATTAGTACATTCGTATTCAGATTAATAATAATTAATAATAATAATTATTATTTTGTCAATTAGCAGGATATGGCTATCGCCATATCCTTTGCTTGCGCGGTATGTGATACGTCGCATTTAGTGCATTTTGTGCATGTTGTAAGTAAGATCCTCAACATCGACTTCACCACAGTATTGTTTGGGGATGAAACCAGGGGTAAGATCACGATAATCATTGTCGTGCTGGAACCAGGATTGCTCTCCGGGGTCGATGATGAGATCACCGCGGATCATAGCGGCTCCACCTTCCCAGTTGCGGCGCTTGAGGCGAGCATGGGTGGTGCGGTGCCACACAAATTTGTTTGCGTAATCTTCGGCGGGGTCGGTACCGAACGAAAGACCCGAAACATCGGTTTCAGGGAGAAGATCCTTGGGGTTTAACATTTCACGGGGTTTGCGGTAATGAAGATCAATTTCGTTTTTGATCTGCTCCTTGCTCATACCGGCGAGGGGATTTTTGTCGCCGCTCTGGCAGGTCATCGATGTAAAATCGGGACGAGCGTTGGGTAAGCAACCGGTGCAATTCTTTTTAGGTACAAATGTATAATTTTTGGCATTTAATGCAAGTTGATCATATGTGAAATGCTCTTTCTTACCGCTGCCACTTTTCTTATCTTTTTTAGAACGACGGGTCAACCACATGTAACCGAGAACAACAACCAAAACTACTACACCGACCATTAACCATTTATTTTGATCCATAGTAACCATTATTATACAAAAACATAATAAAATGCGATGCGTCGCATACCACGCAGGCGAAATTTTCGCAAGTTTCGCTCCGCCTGCGGCTTCGCTTCACGCGAACATTGCCATATTATAAATTTTTAACTGACTATATATTAATGACAGATTCCAAAAACAATTGTTTTTATTTATTATTACTTGTCGTAATTCTTGTTGTGTATACATTATGTTGGTGTAAATATTTCAATGGAGATGCCGGTGATGAGGACTTTACAATGGATCCTGGTGAAAGTTCAGCTTGGGGTTATAATACCGGACCCGGATATGGTGCTGGATATGGCACTGGATATTCAATGTGGGGAATTTGGCCATCGATGGTTTATGGAGTTCCATGGAAAAATTGGATGTGGGGACGCAGACCCACTTATTTTGAAACCCCACATGCACCAACCCCTCAAATCGATTATAATAACGCTCCTGCTCTCAGTTATCCTGTACAAAAATATACAATTGAATTGGTATCTGTGGGTCCCGAAGGAACTCCAACTCTTGCTGTAAACGGAAAGCCGACACGCGTTTTACAATTTGATCGCGATCGCGTGTATGATTTCCAGATTTATACTCCCGGAGGTAAATTTACAATATCTGATGGAAAGTCCAACATCATTGAACCAACCGAAAATGGTATCGTGAGTGTAAAGTTTACGGAAAATACTCCCGATAAGATTTATTTTGGTATTTTAGGAACCACTCAGTCGGGAATTATTTATCTAAATAATATTAGAGGGGCAAAATATCGCGACCCGGGCCAATAAACTGATTAAATATGATGGCCTCGGAGTTTATTGTAACCATGAACAATTATACAGATAATAGTACAATGCGATCAAAGTCATTCAATATAAATGAACAACTACAGCACAAATCACGAAATGCAGCTAGATCGCTAGAATATATGGAATCTAGTGTTAAGAATATTAATTATATTAGCAATAATCTTGAAAAAGCTATGAAGGAAATAGAAAACGAACATACACCCAATGGCAAATCATAACTCTAACAGTTACCCATTTTATAAATAACTTGTATGATGAGCAATAATACGTATATTCCATTTAGAATTTCGTATTATGAATTCCCATCTACATATAAATTTATAAAACCAAGATCGCAATGGATTCAAAATATCATATCTGCACACAATTCGGACATTTTTATTATTGAAAATATTAATTTTGAATGTTCTGTGGAAATTATTGATGCATTAAAATCACATGGATATGAAATTTGTGTCACAGATGCAAAAATGAAATTTGCACTTTCTGTTATTGCAACAAAATCCGCGAAATTTGAAATAACAGTACATAAATTTATGGGGTTTACAAATAAAATTAATAAAGTGGCAGGTATATTTTATGTAAAAGTTATAATTCGGGGGGCTGGACCCAAAAATTCACATAAATACATCATTGGACTTGTTACAATCGACGATCAATATCCGCATCATATTCGACAATTAGAATGTTTGAATGAATTTATTGCATCTTTGAAAACTCCATTTATTTATGTGGGGGCATTTATTGATGAAATGTCGATATCATGCGATGCATGGACTGAAACTGGAGAATCACAAATATTAAAAAATACAAAAAAAGAAGGGACTCACGAATCAAGGAGTCATTCGATATGTTATTATTCAAATTCTGGAAATAATGTATTTGAACAACCATTATTTGATCTGGTGAGGCCATCGACGTCGGAAATGTCCGAAAATTGTGTGTTAAAATTGACCATTGTCACTGGCCGCATCACTGGACTCAATAAATGACAGTAGCAAACATCGCTACTGTCATTTATTGAGTCCAAAAACGATAGTTTAAAAATTGATTATATAGATCATAATCAATTTTGCAAATTTATTGTAATGAGTACAATAAATGACAGTGAGGGTTAAGCGAAGGTGTAGCCGAAGCTTAATCCCTCAGCGTGATTCACTGCGCCCAGTGATGCGCCCAGTGATGTGACTTAGATTTCATTGGGATCAATGGAAGGTCCTTTCATTTTAGGAGTTACAGGTGTTTGGTTTTGAGGAACTGGTGATGTATTATTTTCACCGCCCCCCCCTCCAAACATCCCACCCATCATATTCATTAATCCAGACATTGGATTTCCACCACCACCGCCATTATTTCCGGATCCACCACCACTCAATTTTTGTGAAATGTAGAATATTGCACTATTCATCAACACCATACCCAGAAGTCTGACTTCCACTGGTATACTGCTTCCTGAAGTTGAACTATATTTTTCACCCAATTCTATTAACAATTCATTGTATTCGCCCATCTTTTTTTGTTGTTCGTCCGCATATCCCTGAAATTCATTTATACCAAGAAACCATGTTGCACCCATTTCGATAGCTTTGAAAAACATACCTAAATACATTTTATAATTCGCAATCGTCTTGTCAAGCACGACATTTCTAACGATTTTATCATAATATCGCTTCATTGTATCGGTATCACTATATTCATTAAAATCAGGAATTTCAGCATTTGGATATTTTCTTTGTAAAATACTAAATTTGTGAAGAAGATCCGCCTTTTCCTCTTTTTCGAGTTCCTCTTGATCTCTTTCTTCTTCTTCATCATCTTGGATTTCTTGATATGATGATGAATGATGGTAATCATCACGGTCGTGATGGTGGTCCTGACGGTGGTCTCTATGATCATCATCCCGATCGTGGTCCCGACGGTGGTCTACTGTAGCATCCTCCGAGCGTACAGACGCCGTAGTGTCACGTTCTAATTCGTCATCTATATCCGGATCATCAATATCGTGGTGGTGATGTTGATGACTGTCTCCACCACCCCCACCATATTTTCGTTCCAAGTCCCCCAAAATATCATCACCATCGCGGTCGTCGAATCCATTATCACTGTCATATCCACCACCAGAATCATGCTGACCGTCTACAAAAATAGGCTTTGGTGCCTTTTTCTTTAGTTTTTGCTTGTTTTCTAGCAAATTTAAATGCAATTCCCCTAAATCAAAGAAATTTGGTTGTGGATATGATATTTCTCTATTTAATGGAATTTTTTTAATTTCCAATTCTGTTTTTACCACCATTAGTTTACAACTAATCGCTTAACAGCAATACATATAGGAAGACCATTACACCCCCCAATAAGGTGCCATTTTCTTTTGAATCGCCAGTCCATCAAATATTTTTGATTTTAAAATATTCAGTGGTTCCAATTTCTTTATTTTTATCTGCGGATTTCTTAATCTAAAATATTTTAGTTTTTCGTTTTCATGGCCTCTTATCGATGTTCCGATTACAGATTCTATAAATAAAGTAACTTCTCTGGGAAATTCTGTGTGTTTCGTTCCATAATAATGCAATGAATTCAAAAAAAGGTGTGTATCATATATTTTTGATATTTCATTTGAACAACCAAAATCAGAAGTTCCCGATTCTAATCGTTTGTTTGTTATTGTTCCAGGGATTGTCGATAAATCAAAATCCGCAATCTTTGCAATCGGAACACACGAAGGAATTCGATATTGTTTTCCTCTAATTCCAATTGTAAACGGTGGATGTGGTCCTGTCAACAATAATATATTGTCAATTTTGAGGTCATTGTGGCGAAATGTCGGCCAAATCGATTGAATAACAGATATTGTACATATTACTTGCAAAATAATACCAACTAATTGTTTTTTGTGACGGGCTTTGTCGTTTATAATGTATTCGTATAACGAATAATCCATTTTTTCGAGTAAAAGTGTGGTATTAGGGGTTGTATTTTTGTTATTTATAGGAATAACAATACCTGGACTTTTGTAACACAATATAATATTTGACATTAACAATTCATATATTTTGCGTTCCATTGATCCACCTTTTTTGTAAACTTTGGCGACAAATGCTGGAGTGTCAGATCGTACATTTCTCAAGTCTGCAATTTTCTTACCAATGGATCCGCCAGCTAAAAAAATATCTGTGGCGGGGCTACTCTTTATTTTTTTACCCAAAATTGGCGTTTTTAGGCGCCGCATTAATTCAAAAACAGTGGCCCACCATGCTCCATATTTTTTAGAAAACGTGCGAAGTGTATCACCATTATATAATTTTATCTTACCCATCAAATATTTATACGTAAAATCTGATATTTTATATTTTATATTTGCGGGATCTGTAATGATAGAATCCCCGGCTTTACTCGTACTCATTAATATTAATCAATCCATTATTGTCACGTATGCGCCGTGAATCACGCTTGAGGAGTATGTGATGTTTGCTTCGCCTACGGCTTCGCTCCATCACACACTCCACAACTGTAATCCATGGTATATTCAAAAATATTACACTTTTATATGGACACAATAAATGACATTTGCTAGCGTGATTTCGTGAAACAGCGTACAATGTTTCACTCATGAAGATTGGGAGCGTACGCTGTTTCACGAATTCACTGCGCCCAGTGTGAAAGTGAAATTACAGAAACCTCACACCCAACTTTTACTTTTTCTCAACAATGACGCCGACTCCCGAATTTCGTGAAATGATTCGCAAGATTCTGGAAACCAAAGCCAAGGTTGGCTCTAATTATTCTGCCAAGTTGATTTCCGACGAAAACTTGGCAGAATTCATGTGTGCATTTACACATGCACAAATCGATCCCGAGGGTAACTACGAAATGTACGAATTCATTGGTGATTGTATCCTCAAATCCATTATCGGACGATACGTCATCATTCGATTCCCTCCCGGCGCCAATAATACTGGATTCAAAAAACAAAAAAATGCAGATATAAAGAATGGAAAGGAAGGTTTTTATTCAAAACTTCGCAGGCATTGTGAAGCACAACAGATATTATCACAATTGGCCCGCACTTTAGGTTTTTGGGACCATGTACGGATTCCGGAATCTGAAAAAAACAATCTCGGAAAAATCCTAGAAGACGTGTTTGAGGCATTTGTTGGAGTGCTTGTCATTCTATTGGATCGGGAAGCTGCAAAGGAAGCTGCAAAGAAAGCTGATAAGAAAGCTGATGAGAAAGCTGATGAGAAAGCTGATGAGATGATCGGGATTGGTTACCCGTTTGCCTACAATTTCGTATCATCGTGTCTCGATGGTGTAGATTTGACACCCGATAAGGACACTTTGGATGACCAAGTGACACAGATCAATGAATTGTATACAGCGAACACTGTGAATGGTGGACATCCCTTGAAATGGGGAACTCCTATCTTCGGAACCGTGAAATGTTACTTGGATCGCGTCGACAAGCTACCGGCGCGCGGTTCAAAGGTAGGTGACATTGTGTATTTGGACCGCAGCAAGAAGCAGGCGGCCATCCAGCGTGGACAGGGCAAAGGCGACGTCAAACCGCATGGAAGTATACGTATTTGGACAAAACTTAACAAATGGGAACCGTGTACAAATCATACATTAAATTTGGTGGACATTGACAGTATTGCAGCGACAAAAATGCCAGAAAACACAGAAATTCAAAACAAACAACTATTTTGGTATGCGAAATTGTACGGACATCCAACTACTGTAATAGGGAAAGATGCGAAACTGGAAGCCGCCAAAAATCCAGGAAAATACGGACTCCGACGCATTTCACATGCAATGCACTTTAAAATGCAAAAAGCAAAAAATCTTGCGTCACAATGCGCTATCAAATATCTGAAGGAAAAAGTTGGAGTATGGAGGGACTAAAAATGTGCCATAAAAGTTAAAAATTGATTATAATGTATAAATAATCAATTTTATTTGTTTATATAGTACAGCCGATGGAAATATTGTAATACGGGTAGGATGTAAAATTTCCAGTCCGTGCATTTATAGAATCAACATTTTCAGATTTGATAACTCCTTTGTAAGACATTATAGTAAAACAAGATAAACATATATTTCATTTTGAATGTGAATAAATACACATAAAGTGAATATCATCAACCTCCTTTACATAAAATACCAGTAATGGACGAATCTACACTTCCAGAGTTTACAATTGATGATGCTAGAGTTTATAATGTTTCCGAACTATCCACCATCGAGCTACAAAATCTACAACTATTAAATCTATCATGGAACCCTCATACAGAAAACGACAATCATCGCATTATTTCGTTTTATGATGCGTTTGGAGGTCTTTCACATGTATACGATGTGCAATTTTGGTATACAATTGTATGTGTACGGGAAATTGTTGGAAATACTTTGCCTGAACACATAATTACAATTATTAAATTTGCACATGAATTGTTTGGGGATACTGTAAAAAATGATCGTCTGCGGTTCGAGTTACAGCCAAAAGTATATGTGTATTCGGGTCAAAATATAGATTTGACTCATGTGGAAGGGTTGACATTGGAAAATAACATGTGTTCTACAAATATTCTGGGACAATCTCTTCCGTTGTTTTTCAATGAATGGAAATTCACAATGTTCAATGAGCGTAAAGCCGCAAAAATGGTGAGTACTGAATCCCAGACTGAAAATCCACAAGCGATTGGATCGACCAATGGTACAATCTCAAATTCTAATATGTCAACCACATCAACGTCTATGAATATGGACACTCAACTACCAAAAACAACACCGTCACAATTTCAATTTTCGGGATTTAGCAACAACCAACAAACTCAACAAAATCCCATATCGTTCGGATCATCAAACACTAATTATGAAACGGGTAATGGAGGTGGATTTCTTACAAAAGACAAGCCACCACAAACACAACAACCAATTTCATTTGGCGGATTTGGAAATAATACTATTTCGTTTGGGAATACATCTAAGAAAGCAAATACTACTACCACAACAACAGAACCATCCAAAAACTTTTTCGGAATGCCTCTGACAAATTCTTCGACTACAACATCTAGCAATAACAAATCCATGTTTAGATTTTAATCATGTATGTGACAAGTGATAGATTGTAAAAAATTGATTATAAAAGTCATAATCAATTTAGTTAATTTTGTGGATTTTGATATTTTAATATATTACTCACTGTAATTGTAACTTGTTTTGATATCATGTACGACATCCCACTCGACATTATTATTATTAGTATTAATTAGATATATTTCACTTTTCAACGAATGAAACTACTGCATTATTCATAATAATACCCTCATCTGGATTTTCAACATTCAATTTGTAAAAAACGTTAGATTTTCCGCGAGAATCGACATTTCTGACATAATCCACCTTGTTGAGTGCGTCTGGTTGTCTGTGCTTTACATACATTGCCCATATGTCACGATTATTTTGGTTTTCAGATGCAGCATCAAAAGATAATTTATGATTGTGTTCAAATGCAGCACCTAAAATAGCACATATCCATACATATACTTCGGCTAATTCGCGATTGGGTGCAATAAATCTACTTACGTTGTTTATATTATCGGAAAGTCCTCCAAATATACCTTTTACATAGTCAATATCGTTTATTCTGAGGACTTCAGGTATATTTTTATTTTCATGCGAGCCGAATAAATTAAAGAAGCTGGCAGCATTTGGTGAATCAAGCGTGATTATGTAATTTGACTCGACAATTTCAACATTGCATTTTGCATCCAAATAATAATTTAACATTTCGTGGATTTTATCACAAAGATCAGAATTGGGACCCAATCTAAACACAATGTTATGAATGGACGTGGACTTATTGTCTATATCAGTTTTCACAAAAGTACTGCCATATCCACAATACAATCCGATAAGATATCCGATATCTGTTTTTATTTTTTCGGGGTTGATGTTTTGTGAAATCGACGAATTCCACGAATTTTGTACTGCTTCAGAAAAATATACTAATATAGAGGACAGTGATATATTATTCTGCATACTATATAGCATTTTGTATATATTTTCTAAACAAACAGTATAAGAACCGGATTTTACTTTTGTAGAATCCACAAATTTCACAGAATATGGGGAATCAATGGATTCGCAGACTAATAATTTGGTATTTGGGGTACAATAAAGTGGAACATACCAATTTTGGTACTTGATTTCGATAATTGGATCGGATAATTTAATTTCTTCAAGACTAACAACCTTTGTAGGTTTCATGTTTGCACTATATACGATATCAGAGGTGCGAATATCAGTAATGTTTTTGTATCCGGATGATGTTAATACTCGAGTGTATTTACTAACTGTAGCCATTATATATTGTGAAACTTTATCATCGTCACTGGGTCCAATGACTCGAGGTAGAGCGCATAACGCTCTTCATAAAACGGCATAGCAGTTTTATTCAGGAACGGGAACAAGGTTCCCGTTTCGTCCTCTCATAAAAATAAATTAAAGTTCAACTCAGATAATTATAGCCGTGAAATTACTATATTTGTATGTTATTTAACATACAAATATATACAAACTATGTCGTTTAATAATTGAGTTGGACTATAAT